ATTACTTGCCGGATGTTGCTCAGTGGAGAGAACGGTATGTGCTGGGATCGGATGTCCTGTCTGCTCAATCTGAAAAGGCCAGGCTGGACAAGTTCCGAGCCAACAAAGCTGAGATCGAATATCACCAAATGCTTGGCAAACTTGTCGACGCCGAGACTTTTTCCAGAATGACGAGCAGTTACATATCTGACTGTGTAGCCAGATTGATGTCCTTACCAAACAAACTGGGGCCAGTGGTGTTCGGGGCTGCGACCATACCCAAAGCTGTAAAGTTAATCAGGACTGAATTACATGATTGCGTGTCAGAACTCGCCGGACTCAGACCAACAGACTATATTGGACTCGCCGCAAAGGGCGTGGAGGCTGCCACCGATATTAAGCCTAAGCGAGTGGGCCGACCAAAATCGAAGGCTAAGCCCCGAGGGAAGCGCCGAACCAGGAAAGTGGCGAACAAGTAGGGCGCCATATCTGCAGGGCATCATGGATGCTCTGTCCGACAGCACGATCGAGCGCGTTGCAATGATGAAGTCTGCTCAGACTGGCGGCACTGAGTGTAGCTTGAATGCCATTGGCTACTACATCGATCAGGATCCGTCACCCATTCTCGTTGTGCAACCTACTGTCGAGACGGGGTTAGCGTTCAGCAAAGACCGGCTGGCGCCCATGCTCCGGGATACCCCGGTATTACAGGATCGGGTGGCTGATGTTAAATCCCGCGAGTCTGGCAACACGCTACTGCATAAGACTTTTCCGGGCGGCCATATCACTATTGCCGGGGCCAATAGCCCTGCTGGCCTGGCCATGCGCCCGATCCGGGTCACTATATTCGATGAGGTGGATAAGTATCCTGATAGCGCCGGGACGGAAGGCGATCCAATTACTCTGGGGCGTAAGCGGTCGAAGACATTCTGGAATCGGAAGTCTTTTGAGATATCAACTCCTACTGTCACCGGCGCTTCTCGAATCGAGGCTTCTTATGAAATGAGCGACCAGCGCCACTATCACGTCCCCTGTCCTGAGTGCGGTACATTCCAGAAGTTAATATGGGCTCAGGTGAAGTGGGACAAGGATGAGAACAAAAAAGCTCTGCCTGAAACTACCAGGTACGAGTGCGAGCATTGCGGCCGCAGAATTACCGATAAAGACAAACACGATATGCTTTTGCTCGGCGTGTGGATAGCAGAAAAACCGGATAGTGCTATCGCCGGGTTTCATATCAACGAATTATATAGCCCCTGGTCAACATTTCAGGAAGTTGTCGAATCGTTTTTGGAGGCAAAACCAAGACCAGACACGCACCGCGCTTGGGTAAATACTTGCCTGGGCGAGACATGGAACGAAACCGGCGACGATATTAATCATCTGAGTTTGTATGAGTCGCTGCGAGAAGTGTATGAAGACAGTATCCCCCACGGCGTCATCGTACTGACGGCGGGCGCAGACGTGCAAAAGGACCGGATCGAAGTAGAGTTGTGCGGCTGGGGAATTGGTTTCGAGTCATGGTCTATCGAGTATCGGGTTTTGTATGGCGACACGACCAAGCAACAAGTCTGGGAAGATTTCGACGACTGGCTGCTTAAACCGAGGGCGCATGCTTGCGGTGCTAAAATGGCCGTGGTGTTTACGTGCGTTGACTCTGGTTACCGACCAGACGAGGTGTATAAGTTTTGCCAAGGCAAGGAAGGCAGGCGAGTATTCCCGATTAAAGGCGAAGGTGGCCAGGGGAAACCGATTGTCATCAGGTCGAGCCGAAACAATTCTTACAAGGTGAGATTGTTCACCCTCGGCGTTGACGGAATAAAGAGTACGTTATACGCCCGGCTGAAAATGGAAGATATGGGTGCCGGATTTTGCCACTTTTCTATGGAATACGATGATAAATACTTTCATGCGCTGACATCCGAAAACCCTGTACCCAAATATTATAAAGGCAGGATGCGCATTGAGTGGATACTGCCGAAAGGCAGACGTAATGAGCCCCTGGATTGCCGGGTGTACAACATGGCAGGAATAGAAATTCTTAATCCTAATTTTGAAAGGCTGGGTAAATATATGCAAGATAACAAAACTGACCCGATTGGCGGGACTCAAGCACGTCCGGCAACCAGGCGCGTGATTAGCAAAGGGGTTGGATGATGGCCGGCATAACTCTGTCAGAAGCTCAGGCAAATTTGACCGCATTGCAAACTGCCTATACTGCATTGATTGGCGGCGTATCGTCTTACTCAATTTCCACCACGGGCGTATCCAGGTCTCTAACAAGGCGGGATTTATCCGAGCTGCGAGAGGAAATTTCCTACTGGGATACGCAGGTCAAAAAACTCACCCGAGGTGGTATCACTGTTCGCGGGGTAACTCCAGTTGGCTAAGACTAAAACAGAAGTGAAGTCTAATTTTATCGATAAGGTCGTCGCCTTCTTAGCCCCGGTTCAGGGCGCGCGTAGGTTGCGAGCTCGCACGTTCATGTCTGTGCTCGGCGGGTACAATGCCGCGTCGACTTTTCGCCGGTCTATGTCCGGTTGGAAAACTTACAGCAACGATGCCGACGCCGACACTATCGTCGATACTCCCAAACTACGCGAGCGATCGCGTGATCTTGTTCGTAACTCACCACTGGCGTGCGGCGCTCTGAATACGACAGTCACTTCGGTAATCGGTGGCACCGGGTTGGTTAATCAGTCACGCATCGATGCCGATGTACTGGGGTTATCAGAAGACGAGGCTGCGGCATGGGAAAACAAAGTAGATGCAGAATTCAAACTATGGGCGCAGTCCGAGGAATGCGACCTTGAACGCACACTAAGATTCCCCGAAATACAGGAATTAGTTTATCGGCAAGTCTGGGAAAATGGCGATGTGTTTGTAACGATGCCGTTTATAAAACGCAGTGGTTCACCATACGGATTGAAGCTGCAAATAATCGAGGCTGACCGCGTATCCAACCCGACCGGGAAGCGAGAGTCAGGCAAGTTTGCTGGCGGAGTGGAGAAAGACAGCAACGGCGCACCATTCCGATATCACATGATGGATTCTCATCCAGGAGCAGTTAGCAGACCGGCACAGAAATGGACGCCGGTCCCAGTATTCGGTCCAAAGACTGGGCGCCGGAACGTATTGCACCTATACAAAAAGCTCAGACCCGGGCAATCTCGCGGAGTCCCTGAACTCGCGCCGGTGATCGAATCACTGAAGCAGTTAGACCGATACACCGAGGCAGAGCTAATGGGAGCTGTGGTAGCTGGAATGTTTACGGTGTTTGTAGAAACTGAGACCGGCGACGGTGATTTGGCCCCGTTTCAGCCTGATAGTGAGACAGGAGGTAAAACCACAGACGAAGATATGAAGCTGGCAAATGGAGCCATCGTCGGGTTAGCGAAGGGCGAGAAAATATCTACTGCCAATCCGGGGCGACCGAATGCAAACTATGATCAGTTTGTTATGGCCGTATTAAGGCAGGTTGGCGCGGCGCTCGGAATGCCGTTCGAGATTTTGATTAAACATTTCACATCATCCTACTCAGCCAGTCGGGCGGCAATGCTCGAAGCCTGGCGCTTTTTCATGGCTCGAAGATTATGGATGGCGCGTAACTTTTGCCAGCCGGTATATGAGGCGTGGTTGATGGAAGCTGTAGCCAACGGTCGCATTATCGCGCCTGGTTTTCTATCGGGTGATCCGATGATCCGGCAAGCATATTGCGCCTGCGACTGGGTTGGTCCTGCTCGTGGAATGATCGACGAAAACAAGGAAATGGACGCATCGAAAAAGAAAATCGGTCTGGGCTTGTCAACGATACAGAGAGAGTCCGCTGAGCTGACTGGGACTAATTGGTTAGAGAATCACGCCCAACATAAGAAGGAAGTGGCCAAGCGCAAGGAGGACGGCATTACAGAAGATCCTAACACCTCGCCATCTGACAGCCCCGAAAATCAACTTGAAGACATGCAAGAGGATATCGTAAATGAAGCTACTTGATGTAATGAATTCACCCTGGGCCATTCTTCCGGATAAGTTGCGGGAGATCCAGGCCATCTACGAAACGCATCTGCGTGGTGACAAGATTGATATCAAGGGGATTGAAGCCGCGCTGGGCGAGCCGCTCAACAATGTGCATCATGAGATATCTGTGGTTGATGGCGTGGCTATCGTACCGATGCACGGGGTAACAGGCAGAAAGTTGAATTTGTTCAGCAAGATATCCGGCGGTGTCTCTACTCAATTAATGAAGAGAGACCTTCAGATTGTGCTGGAAGACGATTCTGTTGATTCAATATTACTCGATATCGACAGCCCTGGTGGATCGGTTGACGGAACACAGGAGCTCGCGCAGTTTATTTTCGACGCCCGATCTGAAAAACCCATCATAGCGCTTGCCAACGGCACAATGGCAAGCGCCGCTTATTGGATTGGTTCGGCTGCTCACGAGGTGCACATATCTGATAATACTGCCATGGTGGGGTCAATTGGCGTAGTGGCTACACACGTGGACATTTCTAAAAGAGAAGAGAGGGACGGCTTTAAGACCACCGAGATAGTCGCGGGGTCGTTTAAACGTATTGCTTCCGAGTTGGCCCCGCTCACCCAGGAAGGCAGGGACGATATCCAATCGCAAGTTGATTTTATTTACTCGGTTTTCGTGGCTGACATCGCGCAGTTCAGGGGCGTGAGTGTAGATCAAGTCTTGTCCGATATGGCAGACGGTAAGACATTCATCGGTAATCAATCTATCGAGGTAGGTTTAGTGGACGGTGTTTTCACTATGGACCAGTTAATCGAAGATATGTCAGGTGGATTGAATTTGGTTATAGACGGAAATTTCGCAGTAGGCGGAATCGATGATAAGGTTCGATCAATTAATTCAAACAGCGGTAATAGTTCAGTGGAGAAAGGTATGAACACGTTTCAAATTAAAGACATAAATCTGGCGTTCTTGACAGAGAATTGCGCTGACCTGGTGGCTTCCATCGGGGATAGTGCGGTTACATCTGCGAGAGACTCCGTGCTGGCCGAGGGCAAGGAAATCGGTTTAACCGAAGGTAATGATGCGGGTATGGCAGCAGGCATCGCCCAGGAAACCCAACGGATAAAGGATGTTGAGTCCTCGTTGATTCCCGGCCACGAAGCTCTGATTCAGACGCTGAAATTCGACGGCAAGACTACAGGACCTGAAGCA